TTATATCGGTTTTGTGATTGATTGGGTAACAAACCAGTAACAAATTTCCTCAAAACATTTATAATGATCTGTTATTGCTTTGTTGCTTTTGTTACTCCTGAGGATAGAATAAAAGGGGAGCGATTTTACCGATTCAAAACCCCTCCCCAGTTCCATATCAAAGGATGTTAATTAGTGCCTATCTAAACCAATAGGCAAAATTCTGGAGTTTGTTGAACCATTCCAGGCTCTAAGCTAACAGTACACAAAGGTACAGATTTAATCTCATATAACAAAAAAGGAGAGGCACCAACTTCACAGCTATCCTCTCCCAAAACCCATACAATGGTATAAAAACGATAAGTATTCTCCACGGATCAATGTGGAGTTATTTTGATAGACTAATCTTCAAAGATCTCACTTAGCAAATTATACGCATCTGTTGCGATCTCTAAAATCTCTGATTCATCCATCTGTTCATTAGCTCTGCTTAGTTCTGTGATTGCTTCCTCTATAGAAGCCAACATATCCATTTTGTTCATAATTTATAGTATTATTGCCCTCTTACAGCTTTAGGCATTGCTTTTCCAGTATTCTTTAATTTCTCCAGAAGCCTTGAATTTTTCTTCCATATCATCAACCTCAACATATCCCAGCAAAGGTTTTAACTGGTGTTCTAACTCACAAGATAATTGTGATATTTGACTAAGATTCTCGCTATACAAATCCCTAAAAGCCTCAACAGTGTGTAAATATTCCACGGCATAACTTAATTTTATAGCATCACTTACAATCTTTCTTACCTGTTCTTTTACTGCTGCTTCCATAATTATCTATATTTATTGGTTATTACTATACACTGCCTCCAGAACATCATCCGCTAACATATAGCCATGTATTTCACCCAGGAGATAGATAGCCTGGTTAAGAGTGCCCAGGGTTGTTTGTCCTGCCTCCTGGAATTGTTCTTGAACTATAGGAAGATCGTGGATTTTCTTAAAACGATCCTTGCAACTCTTGATTGCAGCCATAAGGTTTGCAACTTCATTTCTGATCTCCTTGTAATCTGCTGGCTCAGTCATGTAAGCCTGGGAATTTGTCTTACTCATAATATAAGTGTATTAAAATTTGATAGCTTTTCTGTGCGACAAAGGTATGTTACATAAATGAAACTACCAAATAAAAATACACTTAATTTATTGATAATCAGCAATATGTGTTTGGTGAACACACTTTTTACAACTCTACATCTACATCTTCACCCCAAACATCGTTGATAGTAACAGATATGTTCTTATCACTGATCGTTGAGAACAGTTCACCGCTTACTATAGTTCTTTTGTTCTCATAGATCGGAGCTGTTACCGATTTTTCACCCAGTAAATTATTGCTGGTATCATATACAGAGATCTTAACCTTTACATCTTTTGAGGGTAAAGCATCAGGAAATGAGAAATAGTAATCAAACACATCCAGTTTCCCCTCTGTTATTGTTGCCTGGTATGTGTAGCTATCATTGTAGCTGCCATCACTTTTAGGATACCATCTGTAGCTATCAGAGAAAGAAAACTCAACCTTTGAAACAGTAGATAATACAGCATCTGTAATGTTGATTCTTAGCAAACCGCTTTTTCTGGGTAGCTCTACATCAAAACTGGTTGAGGTGGATTCTACTGTAATCGTGCCAGCATAGTAAAACACCTCCATATCTTTATACCTAAAATAGCTCTCGTAATTGAAAGGCTCGGTATTGCAAAAATCACAATATCCATTACCCTTACCCTCGGCATAAAACATGATTGAGTATGTGCCAGGAGTGAGGCTTTCTGTTATTACTCCAAAGTTCTCATCTGGATCATTGGCATCATAGGTTGAGGATCCATACTTAATGAGCTGGGAGTTTGAACTGTTGTAAATGTAATAGCGGATCTTTTTTACCACTTCACTTAGTTCTGCTCCACTGGTAGCAGCTCTACTCATCGGTTGTGTGTCCACATTGAGAGTAGAAACATTGAAAGTTACTGTTACAGGATCCTCTGGCATTTCAGAGATCACTGATTCATTACACGCTCCAAAGAGGAGCACAAACGCCAGGAATAGAACTGGCATCCACTTTGATTTAATCATAATACATTGTATTAAATTGTTTTGGTGCAATATTGCCCGACAAAGTTACAATGCTTATAATTCACCAAGTAAATAAGCCTCAACATATCTCAATGCTGAGGCTCTTTTTGCATTTGATTTACTTAATAAAACAAATATATCTACTCTATTGGGAGGTGATATACTTAACTTTTATACCTTGCCCTGTATGGTTGATCCTCGCTTTCCCATATACATTAACCCATACTTTTGAGCTGGATCCAACTGTTTCCAGGTTGAGGTAGGCATCATCATACACATCAATCGTTATACAGGCATAACCAGAAACCTTTATAGCTGCTTCTGACTGGTGCCTAATGAAAGCTCTGCACACTGAATAACCACCATAGGAGAGTGTACCTTTGCAGCCTCCCAGGAGTACCACATTAGGCTGCTCTCTCAAATTCAGATCCTGTTTATCTACATATACCCCATAAGGCTCACATTTACCTTTGAAATTCTCCCTGATAAAGTCCAGTGTGGGATAGTCGTTCTTTATACAGAAATCAATACCACGCACATAGAGATCTACCAGGCGTTTCACACTCACACCATCCCTGAGCTTGTTTTGCCAGGGCTGGCATAGCCCTTTAGCTATACCATCCTGTTTAAGTTGTTCTATCAGTTCCATATTATGAAATTCCTTGTGATAGCAGTGAGCTATCCTTTGTTTCTATTCGTTTGAGGGTGTTTTCAATGTTACCCAATCTCTCAGCACTTACACGAGTGTTAGCTGCTATCTCTGCTTGATAAATAAGCTGGTTTCTCATGATTGCCATCTGATCACTCTGGTTGATTACTATAGCGTTCATTCTACCAGCAAGCACACCGCCTGTTTCCTCACTCATTGAGCGTACAGCACCAGTGAGAGGATCCTGGCTTTCCTCCTCCTTATCATCACGCATCCATTTCTCATTTTTGGAGAGGTAATTATCTGAAATCTCCTCCATATCCTCCTCCATCTGTTCCAGCATACGCTCCTCAGCCTCGGAAATAACGCCATCCTCCATAGCTGTAGCCAGGTAAGTCATAAACTTTTCCACCTCTGGTTTCAGCTTGTTTTTAAGCTGCTCAATGATAGCGGTACGGATCATATTCTTAACGGAGTTGGCAGACTTACCAGCAGCAGTTTCTCCAGCAGCCCAGGCATCGGCATAGGCAGCAGAGAGGTCATCAATCGCACTCATAATATCGGTACCATTGATAGCATCAATGATATTATATTTGGTGTTCTCGGCTATCTGCTTTTCGTTCTCGGCTATCTGCTCCTCCCATTCCTTGATACGATCCCAGTCGGTATCTTTTTTCTCTTTTTCCTTTTGGATCTGCTGTCTGATCTTTTCATTCTGCTGCTCCAGGTTTTCATTCTGCTGCTCCAGCATTGAAGCCTTATCAGTGGAGTATGCTCTACCTATAGCATCGCCCAGATCATCGTAAGCACTTGCAAGCTGATCTACTTGCTCCTGGAGTTTCTTAATCGGTTTCTCCTTACGAGCATCGTGCATTTTGTTGAAAGCACCGATCACAGAGGTAATACCACTCACAACAGAGGTAATACCACCCAGGAGATCACCAGACATAATTTGACCGACACCCATTGCAGTCTGCCCAGCTCCAGCAAGAGCATCAGTAACGCTGCCTATAGTATCAGCAAGTTCACCACCTCCAAAGCTGGATGCAAGTGTGGCAATGGAATCGCCCACAGATCCTACAACCTGGTTAATGGATTGTATGCTGGCTGTCATTTGCTGGGCAGAGGTCTTAACCTGTTTCTCCAGAGCCTGGATCTGTTCAGGAGTGAGGTTGTCCTGTTCTGCTCTTTTCAGCTTCTTACAAGCCTGGATATAGTTATCAAAAGCACTACCCAGAGCCTTGAAAGGATTAAGCTCTACCACCTTTTCCTTTGCCTTGTTAAGGCTATCCAGCAACGCCTGGTAATCCACAGGAGAAAGTTTCAGATCGGCACTCGCCATCGCTTTCTCAATGTTGGTTATCAGCTTCTGGATCTCGCCAGCAGTGAGGCTATCCAAGTTCTGGAACAGGTTTTTCCAATCAGTTGAGGCTTGTAGCTGTTCTGCCTGGAGTGCTGAGAGAGCTGCTTTCTCTCCCTCGTTGATCCTTGCCAGCAGATCAGCGTTGTTCTGGGCTATATCTGAAAGCCTCATCGCACTGTAATTAGCGGTGATCTCTCTTTTCTTTTCCTCATAACTCTTGAAATCTGCCAGTATAGCCTGGTTAAGTTCTTTCTGGGCTTCTCTATCCTGACTGTCAAGATCATTCTGGATCTCCAGCTTTTCATCAGGGTTGAGTGAGGTGCTTTTAGCTAAGCTCTCTTTTGCCTTTGCTATAGCCTCAATTCTGGCAGCCAGTGTTGTAGCCTGGTTTATGGTTTGTGCAATGCTCTCCCTGAAAGCATCCATAGCAGAACGCTTGCCAGAAATCTCATCCCTTTGTACTGTCAATGAAAATAGATTCTGTTGATCTCCAGAGGTGAAAGCATTAGGATCCTGGTTTCTCTTAGCCTCCAACCTTGCTATTTCCTGGTTTACCCATTGAGAATAAGAATTACCCTCTTTGAGCAATGTGGCAAACTGAGTATCGGCTACCTGTTTACCCATGTTTTCAACCCACCTGTAATAAAGTTGGTACTGTTTCTTCCTGTAAGCTATTTCCTCATCAAACAGATCCACCAGATTGCTATTGTAGTTCTGTTTTTCAAGCGATCTCCTTTCCTGGAATCCTGTTACCTCAGATTGAGATAAACCGCCCTTATTAGCCTTTTTTCTGGCTTCTAACAGCTCTTTCTCCTCCTTATCAATCTGAGCCAGGTTTTTCTTGTGCTGTAGGTCTAAAAGGGCTTTTCTTTTAGCATAACCATCTTCCATTACAGAGATACGATCCTCCTCCAGTTTAATCTCAGCTTCCAACCTTTTCTGGCTGTATTGATCACCTGTTGAGGCTGTACCTGTTTTCTCTCCTGTAAGCAGCTCCAGATTCTTTTTTGCAGTGTTCAGCTCCCTGGTCTTATCCTCAATTTCCTGTGCCAGGTTGTTCTTTGATACCTTACCGCTTCTGAGATCTTCCAGCTCTTTAGTGAGGGAGGCGATCTGAATCTTTGTTTCCTGTACCTGTTCTGTATAGGTCTTTGTGGTACCAGTAGAATCATCCAGGCTTAATGATGTGGTGTTGATCTCCTGGTTTAGCTCCTCTATAGTCTTGTTGATTCCAGTAAGCTCCCTTTGTGCCTGTTTGAGCTGCTTTTCAGCCTTTCCTGCCTGTCTGAGCATATAAAGCTGATAGTTTGCTCCAGCATCACCATAAGCGACATCAGGAACCTGGGCACTGGCTGTATCATAAGCAGATTGTTTCTGTATGATCTCCTTTTCTTTGAGCCTCTTTTCTCTATAGGCTGCTTCCAGTTCCTCCTGAGCTGCTTTGAGCTTGATCTGCTTCTCCAGCTTTGTAAGGTAATCCTGAATGGCTTTGGTGTTGTTGCTTATGATCTCGCCCTCCTGGGTAAGTTCAGCATTGTAACCAGGTACGATCTCTTTAAGCTCTTTGAGAGCCTTGATCCTTTCTGAATAAGTCTGGTTAGAATCATTCAGGATCTTCTGGAGTGCATCTACTTTTGAGGCTTGTGTAGCAAACTCCTCACCAGCTTTCTTTGTTGCATTGGCTAAACCTACCTGATCCTCTGTGATCTCCTCCTCCTTTTTGCCAAAGAGGGTGAGTACAGAAAGAGCAGCACCCAGTAAACTGATAATCCAGCCTACAGGATTGGCTTTCATTGTTGCCCAGAGTGCTTTTGTGGCTGCTGTTACACCCTGTGTTGCTACAGCCTCAACTTTCAGCAGAGCGATCTTTGCCTGTCGTACTGTATTATCCAGAATAGCAACACCTGTATAGCCTTTGGTTGCCAGAGTATTCAGGACTATTGCAGCCTTATAGCTTCCATAAGCTACAGTGATTGCCTTAACGATCCTCAGAATATCATCTAAATGCTCTACCAGATAAGTAGCTCCAGAAATACCAGCAGCAAACACATCCTGGTTATCTTCACCAAGTTTATTCAGGGCACTATCCCAAGCATCACCCAGGTTGGCGATCATACCAGTAAGGGATTTGCTCTGTTTCTCCATGAGGTTGAAAAACATTCCACCCTCGTTTGTGAGATTTTGGATAACCTGTTGCACCTCAGGAAATCCTACTTTACCCTCAGATACCAGCGTTTTCACCTGGCTCTCTGCCACACCTAAGATCTTTGCCAGCTCTTTCACCATTGGAATACCTCTACCTGTGAACTGGTTGAGATCCTGAGCGTACAATCTGCCCTGTGTCATGGTTGTTCCATAGAGGTAAGCAATATCCTGGAGAGGGATAGAAAGCCCAGAAGCGATATTTCCCAGGCGTACCAGGGTATCATTTACATCCTCAGCAGCTATACCATAAGCCAGGAGCTGCTTTGCAGAACTGGCTACCCCCATCAGATCAAACGGTGTTCTGGCTGCTGTATCTACAAGCTGATTCATTAAGGCTTTTGCTTTGGAGCCACTGCCTAAGATCGTTTCAAATGCTATTTCCAGTTGTTGGAACTGTCCTCTGGTCTGAACTATGCTATTTAGCAGAGATCCCATACCTTGACCTACCAGGTATGATACTATGTATTTTGCTCCATTCTGAGCAAATGAGAGTAGGGAATCCTCCATTTTACCAGATTCACCCTCAACATTATTGGCTACTTTCTTGATCCTCCTCTCAATAGCCTCAGATGATACATTGAAATCATCAATATCAAGAGTAGCCTTAAAACCTAAAGATCCATCAAGATTTTGCATTGTTTTGATTGTTTAATGTTCTGTACTTGATAAGCTCTTTTAGCGATCTGCCTATGTGGGTAAAGAACGCTATGAGCTGATCATTTTCTCCATTCTTGTTACTATCCAGCAGAGCACCTACCATATTGGAAAGAGTGTCTATCTGGAGTTCTGGACTGTCTTTGTGATATAGATCACATTCAGCCATCTTTGTTATTTGATCTTTGTAGTATTCTACTTTTTCCAAATCAATCTTACTCATTGCCATCAGTTGTTAGAAGAAATCTTTGATAATACTTTGTTAATGATCTTATTCATGGCTGTAGGAAAATCCTTTTTTGCTTTCAGTTCAGCAGGGAGGATAACATTATAGCCCTTTGCCTCAACATAAGCAGCGTAATTCATGCCAGCTACAATTATCAGAGAGTAGGAGGATTGAGCATCGCTAAGCATATCATTTACCACTTTCAACGCTGAATCCACGCTAACACCTGGCTGTGTAGCACCGCCAAAAGAAATGATCTCTTTATTACGCACTACAGCATAACCTATAGAGTTTGTGAGGTTGCCTGTCTGATCGGTATAGGTATGGTTATCCTTTGCATAAGCAGCCAATTCTTCACCCAGCATTTGCAACTGGGTAATAATGGCTCTATCCATTCTTTCAATAAGCTGTTTTGTTATTCCACTTATGCCGTTATGCTCTAATTTTATTCCCATTTTTAATGATTTTGTTACTGGTTTGTTACTCGCTTTAGAAAGAATTATCCTATTTACCTGGTGAATAATCTTTTACTTTCTGTTTCACAGATTCTGGATTAGAAAATCAGTACCTATCAGCATCCTTAGATCTGCTCTGGCTCATCTTCTCCAAGAGGGAGTTATATTGCAGTAGTTCCTCAGTTGTCAATACAGATAGATCCATATTGTTACTGTTGGTTACTTGCATATCACCCTCTATAGGTTGTACTGCCTTACCGAACAGGTATTCAATAATCCAGCGTATGGTTGTACTTTCCCCCTTTGAGGTTTCACGACAAATAGCCTGGGAGAGTACCACGAACACCTGAGCTATTACCTCATCCTTTTTGATCGTTTCTGGCTGCTCTCCATTCCTGAGCTTTTCAGCGATCTCTTTTATATCAATGTTGAGGGAAAGATTTAAGGCTGTAGTTTGCCTTATATCCACACTCAGCAGCGATAACAGCAGATCTTTTATCTGTCCAGTAGTGAAATTATCACAGGCTGATAGCTGAAAGCCATATTTCATCTTTAGGATGTTGAATACTTTGGGAGGTCTGCCACCGCTATGCTTCTTTGGCTGATTGGTAGAGGTAAACCTACTACTTACCCCCTCGTTATTACCTGGTTGAAATCCCTTTGCCATACTCAATGCCGTTTTAATGCCGTATTCTGAGAATCCAGGAGGCTGCTAACCCCCTGGAGATCTCACTGGCTCGTTATACTCATTTACTGGGTGAATCTTAGAAATGCTTGAAATATTCCCCATGAAGCTTTAATTTATGATCGTTCTCTAATTCAATTAAAGAATATTCAGGATTCCACCCCAGAGCAAAAACCGCCACCTCAGGAACACCATAAGAGTTCTTAATGAGAGCATCTTTGATAGCTTGCTCATACTCATTATAAGCTTCCATAAACTTAATGCAAGCAGCATACGCTTTCTTTCTACCTGGTGTATCGTCATATATACTATAACTCTCATCAATATCCCTTGCTCTATCTTTGCTTAGAGAAACTTTGCCATCTACAATTTCAAAGTATTCATGAAGTTTCTTAATTGAAATCATGCCTACATACTTTGTATCGTATATTGTTTTAAGCTTACTGGGTAAGATACCTATAACATCATTATATTTATTCCTTGCTTCAGTTAGGATCTCATCCTGCAAACGGCATTTTAATTTCTCAGGCAATGCACTAATAGCTGGATCTATTTCAACACGCATCAAGCGTTGTAAACTTTCACCAGTCAAAAGGTCTTTAAGGTTTTTCATTGTTGTTTCAATCCCTAATGATTGCATTCTGTTAATCAGCTCTTGCAACTCCTTTTGCCTTGAATTGTAAAAGTTCATAAGCTCCTCATAACGAGGGTGCCTATACAGTAATTTTCTTTGCTTCATGATTCTTACAATAGTTCATCAAATCTTTCCCCTTTGAATTTTAGCTCACCATCAATTACTTTTACAATAGCATAAGATTCCTCGCCACCTACAGCTCTCATTCTACTGAAATCGGTCTTCCATTCGTGGATAGTTCCAGCCAAAGGATTGGGTTTCTTTGCAGATTCTTTAACAGCTTTTTCAAATTCATTATAGGCTTCCATGAATTTGAGATAAGCATTATAAACAGTCTTTTTGTTTTCTGTATCAACATAGGTACAGCATTCACCATCTATATGTTCTGCACATTCTTTTGTGATCTTAATCGTACCGTTTACAATGGTAAAATAATCAAGATCTAATAATCCTTGATCTGAACCATTATTTCTTTGTATGAGCTTTTGAGCAAGTTTTCCAACTTTCTCATTATACTCATATTCAAGATCATCATTTATGGTTTTTTGAATACTGTTAAGCATTCTCTCAGGTAAAAAAGAGAGGTGCTTAGAAACATTGCCATCTTCCATGAGAGAAATTAAACTTTCACCATCCATGAGCTTCTTAATATTCTCCATGTTAGGCGTGATTTTCAACTCAGAAAGCCCATTCAACAAGTTCTGGAGAGCATTACACCAGAAATCGTAATAACGCACCAGTTTATTATAGTTTTCCAGATCTTTATAAACCAAAATTCTTTCTTTCATAACTGTACTATTTAGCTCTGATTTCTTCTAAAAGTCTTGCTACCTCATCATCCACCTCTTTTGTGTCGGTGTTCTTTTTAGCCTTTTCAAGCTCAGCTCTGAGCTTTCTAATTTCAGCGTTCTTAGCTGCTATAAGCTCTACCAATTCTTCCTGTGTGCAATCTAATTGCAATTCTTCTTTTTCTAATGAATCCATAATTTTACTTATTAAAGAGTGTTATAATAACCACCACTACCAGGATCTGATCCAGCCTTTTCAAATTCCAGTTGAGTAGGGGAGTTCTTACGGGCATCCGTTGTTTGTCCGTTGTAAGGGAATAATCCTTTCCAACCGTTTGCTATAGATTGATTCACTACAGCCCTGGCTATTCCAGGTTTCCCCTCTGAGAGTTTCAGAAGCTCATTATAGGCAACCTGTAAAGAGCGTTCCGATTTGTACGAGAATTTATGAGTTTCTTTCTTGTAATCCAGCCATTCCAGGAAGATCGCTTTTAAGTCCTCGCTTTCAATAAATGAAAAATCAGATTTGGAATAATCAAAACCAGCCTTTTTAGATTTATTCTTATCATTCTTTTCATTATTTACATTCTTATCATTCTTGTTTGGGTGACTTTGCGTTGTATCATCGTTGTATGATCGTTGTACAATCGTTTGGCTATCGTGTAAATCACCCTGGTAAATATCATATTTACAGACTGTTATCCGTGTGGATTTTCCTACACTCTCGTGTGAGATCATACCATCCTTTTCAAGTAGTACAAGAAAATTCCTGGCTTTGTCCTTTGATACTCCCCATTGGCTTGCCCAGTTACTTAAACTCTGGATAGATTGACCTCTGCCACACTCGAAGAGCTGGTTTCCTATATTCACCTTAGTAGGGGCATGATTCACTGAGATCAGTATATCAATCCACCACTTAAGTTTTACAGGATCTTTCCATATCCAGTGTTCTTTGATAGCTCTTTGTAGTTTAATCCAACCATCCATAACTCACTTGTTATTTCCTATAAGTACCGTTTGAGTAATATAGCCTATGAAACACTTCAGCCATCCAGTCATCTTTTCTTCGTCCGTAACGCTCATGCAGCTCCTTATCATTATTGATGTTTGAGGTTATGATAGTGAATAGTTGTCTATCATACCTGGAGTAAAGCAGCTCGGTTACTGGTGATATTTCATTTCCCCAGCTTTTTATGCTTGCTGGCTCGGTACCAAGATCATCAATGAATAGCATTTCCTGGTTTCTTAACCTGGTGAATGATTCTGGATCACTCGCACATCTGGCAACCTCCAGAGCAGAGATCCTACACACGCTTTTCCTTTCATTGGAGTAGGCACCATCATACAGGATCTCTATTGTTCTACAGATAGCTTTAGCCAGTGTTGTTTTACCATTTCCAACACCACCGTAAAGCAGCAGCACAGGCGTATAATCACCAGTAAGCCACTTTGCAGCCTTAGCGATCTTTGTCATGGTAGCCTCATCCTCAATCATCTCAGATCTTCTTTCCTCAACTTCCTTGCTGTATGCTATGTGTAGAAAGTCTTTTATATTCTCCTCACTCCAGCGATCTATTTTGAAACGCCCAGTAGAGCAGCCACGCCTTTCAAGAGCAGCCCTGAATTGTTCTTTATCCATAATCCTCATCTGTTTAAGTTAATAGCTATTTGTCTAATACGATCCATTTCAGCGTTTAGATCACCCCTCATCATTGACGCATAAAGAGCCTTTTGCTGAGGTTTATAACCTCTGGCTATAAATACCTCCATGAGATTGTAATCAGGCGTGAAAACAAAGAGTATTGCATCCTGAGTGCCTTTTACATCGCCATAACCGTACAGAGGTTTGTTGAGGTTAGGAATAAACACGCTGCTTATGTTCTTTGTGTTGGTTATTGCCCTCTCTGCCTTTTCCCTGGCTCTATTGGAGAATGAATCAGGAATACCATTGTAGTAGCAGTAGAAACGCTTTACCTTGCTTCTTGCAGCCATTTCCTCAAATCTGGGATATTCACCAGTTGAGGCTATGGTATCAAACCTGGGAGTTTTGTTGTTGGCATACTCCTGGAGGCGTACCATCCTGTAGTAATCTGTTAATATCATCGCTTGCCTCCTCTCTTATGTCCGTTGTTACCAGTGTTGGCTACCATGTACTTTTCAGCCTCCAGGTTGATCTCATCAATAGTTGCAATTCTATTCTGCTTCAACCAGGTATCAATTTCTACACGATCAAAAAAGATCTGTTTCCCATTTGGCTTATAAAAGGGGATAGTTCGCTCACAAGTAGCTCTATAGATCCAGGATTTGGTTAATCCAGTCATGAAAGCAAGCTCGTCAATATTGAGCATTCTTTTTGCTCCAATAATACTGTACCGCTCTATGCGATTCAAACTTTGTAATATCTGTTCTTCCATTGTTTTGAACTTTATGGCTTTAGTAACTGGTGCACTCTGTACCTCTGCCTGTTTCTGGAGCAAAGTTCTCAAATGAAATCAACAAAAAAGCACACCAGTGTAATACCAGTGTGCTTACTATAAATGTAGTGTGTGTTTACTCAAAGAGTTTATCTATATCTTCTTTACCTGTTGGTCTGAAAGATGTATCCCATCTTGTCCAGTTATGTTCAGCATCATGGAGCTGGGTTCTTCCGATCCTATTACCCTTGTAAGTAAACAACTCCCTAAAAGGTTTCCATGATGTTTGCGGTTCTTCTTTTCCTGTTTCTTTCTTAATACTTACTTTATTTGATAGTTTGAGGTACTTGCTTGCTTTTATAGCAAAGTAGGCGAGTAGCTGTAGCTCCTTATTCCAGTTATAATTATTATCACAGAATCCATTTTCAATGAGTTTGCTGAGTAATATTTTGGCATCCTCTGTTTGTAGCTCTTTAGGGATCTGCTTTTCTTTATATTCTATTGATTCACTCGGTAAATTATCAAACTCACAAAGTGTACCAGGCACTATTTGAATAGTTGAAGCCTCAACGCTTTTTGTCATATCTGATAAACCTTTACCATCCAGTTCCCAGATAGGAAAATAGGAGATCTCAGGCTGATACAGATTATAGATGAATTTTATAGCATTATATAGCCTCTGCTTTTCTACATCATTGAGAACTGGGATTGCTCCTGTTTTAGGATCCTCAACTCTATCATAATAGAACATATCATTCACTAAATCGGTTTTATCCCATCCTACAGGAATGCTATTGGCTATATCGTTTCTGTAGTGTAATGTTCCATCTGTTATTTGTTGGATAAATTCTCTCACTGTCATAACTCTACCTCCTTAGATGATTCATTATTGATAATTATGGAATGAAAGGTTTTGATCCCTTTAGAATGTGGCTTTGTCCTTAGTTCCTGGTTGGCACGCCTTAGATTGTCTGGATCTATGGATTCATATTTATTACCTTTCTTAATTCTGAATATTGTTGAGGCTATGATCCATTTCTTATAGTCAGATCCTTTGTATAAAATCTGGGTAATAAGGTAAGCCAAAGATTTAACCTCTCTATTCCATAGCATCGGCTGATCTGGATCCTTTCCACTGCCAACACTGAAATACAGCCACTGATCCAGGGTTGTCTTATCACTGAGGTATTTGTGATCAATGAGGTTGCAATATACATTTTTAAGCTCAGAAATGCTTACCACTGAATCATAATGAACAGGATCGGTGATTGTTGGCTCCATGATCTCACACTCATCAGAGGGATTCATATCAAACTTTTTGCTAATCTCTGAGAAATCCACCTCTGGGTATAGCTTTATAATATCCTCAAATTCCACACTTTTTGAACTGGGTATATATACTCCAGGTAATTTCTCTTTATTCCATAGCCTTTCAAATGGTTCCCATTTATGTTTGAGGTGTAAAGCAGTACCGATACCAAAAGCCAGGAATCTCAGTTGAGCGTTTGAGGTATGTGTGCCAGGCTGGTAATCCTCTCTCAGATACCCAGCCTCAACAGCTCTCTGGAGTAGTTTTGCAGCCTCATCATTAGCCAGCTCATCAGGCAGCATGGAGTAGGCTCCTTTGCTTTGTTCCTGGTGCTGCTTGATCTCAGCTCTTAACTCACCAATAACATTCACATACCTACTAATAGCACCTCTTATATCATCAGCCATCCGAGCACTCAGTAGCAGCTTATAGAAATTACCAGAGGATCCTATGTTTGCTATCTGTTCTGCTATGATCGGATCTTTACACTCCCTCCAGTATGCTTGAATTTCAAAAGCCCAATCATCAATATGATTGAGTTCTGGGTGTAGGTGTGTTGGGTAATCTATTTCTTCACCCTTGTTACACTCCAGCAAATAGTTGAGAGTTCTATTTATCTGGGTAATTTTTGCTATGTTTAAAACAACCTTTGATCTTTCCATACTGTTAGCGTTTACCTGTTTGAAATACTACAGCCCAGTTTGTCCGATCTCCATAGGGATTTGGACTTTTACCAGGTAAATAATCATTGATAAAGTTCTCTTTCCACTCCTTATAGGCATCCTCCAGGCTTGTGTTGCTATCAGCATTATCCAGATAGGAGAGGTAAAAATCTCTCTCATACATCCAGAGAGCTGCTGCCAGTGGTCGCTCTGGATCTCCTGTGTATGGATTTTCTTTCTCTCCTTTGTACCAGGTAAAGCTATCAAGATCCTCGCTGGCAATAGGGAGAGCTTTGTACATACCTTGAAAGTCTATATCTTCACGCTCCATTTTTTGTAGTTTGATCCTGATAACATACTTATATACCTCCTCCATAGTTTCAAGCTCATTCAAGCCTGGTGTATAGTCGTTCTTTTTCCATTGATCCAGCCACTCCTGGTACTCAGTGGAAACACTCATTTCTGCATCCCAGATCTGAAATTTAAGATACTCCAGTGCCCACTCATCACCTGTTTTCTCTGAGTGGTTGTATGGATTCTCCTTTTCACCTCTGTAGAGCTTGCATAGAGAACTTAAATTTATGTTTTCTGTTAATCCCATAATATCACTACATCTGTATCTTCAAACTCCTCAGATCCACACTGAGGGCACTTAATATTTTCCTGTGGTTGTACTGGGCTGTTTTCTAAGCCTACACCCTCCAGGATGTTCAACTCATAACCGCACTCTTTACATTTGATTACTTTTCCTGATCCCATAGCTTTATTTGATTTTTGGTATAAGGCTAACAGCCTCCTGTTTCTTTTTATCTACTACTTTTGCATAGATCTGGGTTGTTGCCAGTTCTCTATGTCCTAAGAGCTTTGATACTGTGTAAATATCAGCACCAAGTTCCAGCATCAATACGGCAAATGTGTGTCTGCCACAGTGGAAAGTTATATCCTTTGTGATCCCAGCAGCCAGCACCCACCTCCTGAGTTCTAACAGTGTCCAGGATCCATACTTAAACCCTGAGAAAACACGCTCATCATTAGCTCCTCTTTCTCCTAAGTATTCTTCTGCCTCTGGGCTTATATCCAGGTATTCCTGTCCTTTGGTCTTTTTCTGCTTGAATATGATCCTGGTAAAATCCTCATGCTTATGTATCTCTCCCCAGGTTAATTTTTCAATGTCGCTCTTTCTTAATCCTGTCAGGCATGAGAAAAGGAATGTGTTTTTGAGGTATGGATATTTGCAGGGAGTTTGAGCCAGCTTTCTTACCTCATCCAGAGTTAGGTAAGCTCGTTCTGTTTCATCTGCTTTGAACCCCTCAACACCTCTAAGAGGATTCACTGGAATCAGTCTTTCTTCATAAGCCTGGTTAATGCACGCTCTGAGCTTATTGAAATATGATACTTTTGAGTTCTGTGATAGAGGTTGGAACAGTTCACTATCTTTGTTCTTAGTTCTCTTGTGAGTGTTTTTCTCTACAGTGTTCAGAAACTCTTTGAAACCCTCCACCCAATCGGAATCAATATCTTTGAATGTCGTTTTCTCATCACAGTACACCTCCAGGTATTTAAGGCAGCTATGCCAGTTACCCCAGTTGCCGTTACTATCTGGATTCTGGTGCCTTTCCTCGCACATCTTTCTGTAGTATTGTAGGAAAGGAGTTTCCAACTTGAACTGCTTTGTAAATCCATATTCACCGTTCTGGATCTCAATCTGTCGCTTTGATCTGATAGCCTGAGCTGTCAATAGTGTTTGCTCGTTCTGTTTACGATCCTGAGGAGTTCTTTCCTTAATGAGGTACAATTTCAGAAATTCATACTCACGCTTACCATTCCTGTATATATCCAAATACAGGCTGATGTTTCCATTAGCCAGCACTTTCTCCCTTAGCTTTACTGGCTCCTTTTTTGCTTTACTGATCTTGCTCGTTTTCAT